ACCGGATAGGACAAGAAAAACCTATGACCTATATAGATATTATATGTGAAGATACGGTTGATGAAAGAATTGTAAAAGCTCTTCGTAAAAAAATAAATATAGCTACGGAAATAATGGGTGAACAACTAAAAGATTGGATCTAAACTAAATCTTTAGCTTTTCCAATTACAGGTCTGTATTTAGTTTTACCTTCAGATTTATAAGCATGTAAAAAAGATGCTCTTGGTGTTCCTTCTATCCAACTTGCATGAATCCACCCACTGTTAGGTTCACCTGGAGTGTAGAATTCTAAGATAAGTTGATCCGGTGAAAGGTTTGATTTAATCCAATCAAATAGTTCAGCGTTGTCTGTGCCCATCACTTCAAAATCCGCCGCTTCTGCACGGGCATGCTGTGAATTTACAGAACTACCTATTGCTGTGCATAACTCTGGACTACGAAATCCGCTAGTCACCTTGACTCTGCCGAAGTGGTCACGCACTGGCTGTAAGATATTTTCACACAGACCTTTTAATTTTTCTATTTGTTCTGCATTAGGATTGTTGTTAATGCCTTTCCTGATAGCAGTGTCTGATTTAGTTAATTCTGAAAGAGTAAAATTACGTGAAAGATTCATAGTTTATTGTTGAGTTAGTAACATGAAAATCATATTAGCCATTCCCATTATAAGCATTCCTGCTGATACTAATACAATTTTCTCAAGTCTACTTATTTGAGATTCTATTTTATGTATTTTGTCATGAGTTTGTTTCTGCATAATTCTGCATAACTTTTCATGATCTTCTATTTTTTGTAATGCGTTCTTAGCCATTATACTGTTACATTCCTTTGTTTTCTTCTCAAAGCTTTTTCCGTGTTAGATAGTAAAGCTTCCTCTGTTGATGTCAAGCCTGTATCTTTGTTAATATTGGTAGGCAGTGCCGCAGTTTTTACAACTTCTTGCGAAACATTCTCAGTGTTTACAGGTACATTATTTGGAATAGTTATTGCTTCAGATACTTGTGTAACTTTTTCTTCTTGCGGAATACTTGATACTGGTTCTACTTCTACAGGTTCTTCTTTTAATATTTCACCTGTTAAGAACCAATGTTCTAATTGTTTGTTGTCTAATCCTAATGGAACTCTCATCCATTTTTGTTTTATGTTATTTAATTCTGATCTATTGAAAATATCATTTAATGTTAGGTCAGCATATTTTTCAGGATTATTCTTTTTAATTCTTTGTAAAATTTTAGGATATATAGATGTTACATCTAACGGTGGTAAGTTAGTTGGATTGTATACACCTTGTAATAACATATTAATTGTTTGTTTACTAAATCCTCTTCTGTCTCTTAGTTCTTTAAATATTTCGTAACGAGATAATTTTAAATCATCTTGTAAAAATTTTACAAACTCATACGCTCTACTGTATTCTCTGTATTTATTTTCTTGTAAGTTATTAAATTCTTTTGATAATAAAAATGGGTCCTCTATTAATTTTTGTGGGTCAGTTGCATCTCGTTTAAAGTCTTTGTCTGCACTTGTAATTCTTCCTGTAAAATCATTAATGATATATGTAATACTGTTTATAGGGTTTTCTTTTTTAGCACCTAATCCTAAAAATAATTTTAACAATTCGTTTGTAGTATTGTACTTGTCACCAGCTTTTGTAAGATCTCCTTCTGTAGCTTTGAGCACCTTAGCAACGTTTTTAAATGTCGTAGGATTTATAGAATCAATTAAGTGTGCAACACTTTTACCTAGTATGACATCATAGCTATCATTTCTTACATCGTAAATAATTTTACCAGTTTTTGTTTCGCCACCTCTAGCTCCCGGTACACCAAAAGATTTTGGAGTTATATCTAATATGGCTTCTGTTAAAATTGATTCTTCTAAAAATGGTTCAAACAATAATGTAAAACCACCTTTTTTCTTTTCATCATAGTCATAAAAAAATCCTTTAAAAAATCTTTCATAGATTGCTTCATCACTTTGATCAGTGTTAAACATCTTACTAGTTACTGCTTCAACGGCATCTTGCACTCCTTCAAAAGGTTGCTCTCTACTCCAGTTCAAAGTCCAAAATGTTTTGTCATCTCTCATTTTACTAATAGGATATATGGTTGAGTTTTTGTCATACCATGGTGAAAACCATCTTTGATATTTTTTAATAAACTCTTCATCAATATTTGTTATAGCTCCTGTTGCTGCAAACAATCCTTCTTGGAAACCATACAACGTAGCGTTTAAACCTATTAATCTTCTTGCTCCCATTTGTCTTAGGAATGGGTTACTAGATGTCAGTTCCCTGGTACCATATGCTAGTGTATTGTATAT